CCAAGACACGGGCAATTCATCAATGAGTAATCAACAGAGAGTTCAGCAGACTCAGAGAGCGTTTGGGACCACCGCCCAAAGTAGGCGTGATGCGGAGCTAATGTTTACAAAGACATCGGGGACCAGAAAAGAAGGCCAGTTGCAAAAAAGAGTCTTTGGGGGTGCGAGTGACAATTCTCTACGAGCACCAGTAAGACAAGCAGCAGGTACCACATACGAAGGTCCATCTCTTAGAGAAAAGGTAGAATATATTAGGTCTTTTTTAGAATCTAGAACAACAAGACGAGAACCTCACAGGAGAGGGGATACTGGTAGAGGACGGAATAGGGCGAGTAGAACAAGAATGAAGCCTTATGTAAGGAACAAAAGACGCAGGGGAGGTCCCCCACCTCACAGAGAAGAACAACCCGAATTCGGCACAGTTTTTCCGAGAGACACAGAAGACGCACCAACAACTGACGATTCTAGGCAAAAAAATTGGAAATAAAAGAAACAATAAGTAAAATTTTTTGAACTTTATTATTTAAATATGATAAATAAATATAGGAGATAGTTTATGGATAATAATCCCACTGAAAATATGGAAGGTCTTGCAGAACTTCTTCCAGAGGGTCTTACAGAACATGCCGTCGATGAGATAGCAAAGTTGGTAGACTCGGTGATCACTGAACGAGTTGATAGTGAGGTCAATGGACTTATCACAAAGGTCAATGGATTCCTTCGTATGAAGGTTGATGAGATCAAGGAATATGCTTTGAAGGAGCTTGAGCAAGATGAAGAGTTTGTCCGAAATGGACAGATATTTGAGAATATGAAGTCTATGATGGCAGTTGAGCTTGATAGCTATGATAAGGCATCAGCTATGTCTGATCTCATAGATGCTAATGATGACGCTCAGGAGAATGTTCTATCTCTTACTCGTGAAATTGATAATTTGATGGAAGAAAACGATAAGCTCGTTTCCATCGCTGAAGCAATTAACGACAAGGCTATACTCCTTGAGCAAGAAAATAATGAACTCGTGGAAAGAGCAGAGACCCTCGTAGAATCTCAGCAACTTCCTTTTGAGTCTTCTGAGAAGGCTGTGATGGTTTCTAATTCTGAATCTGATTCAGGATCCGTTACTGCTGAAAACCCAGGAATTCTTAATGAATTCCTTACACCTGAAGTAATGCGCTTTATGCCCATTGCTGAATAATTACCTTTTGGAGTTAATAAATGATTTCTAATTACGATCCAGGCATTGAGGGCAAGTGGCAACCAGTGCTTGAGGGTATTGACGACGACTATAAGCGTAAGGTGACAGCGGTCCTTCTGGAAAATCAGGCTAAATCAATCGTTGGAGAACGAATGGATGAAGTTGTAGGTACTGATGCACCAACTACGGTTGGCAAGCTTGGTACGTTCCAGAAGTTCGCTTTCCCTCTCGTTCGTCGCGTTTATCCGCAGTTACTTGCTAATAACCTTGTGGGCGTTCAGCCTATGCAAGGTCCAGTGTCCCAGATTTTCTATCTGGGTCATGACCGTGTTACTGGTGGTGGTAGCGACGCTGGTGCGAGAACCGAAACTGTTTACAGTCGTTACAACATAACCTATAGTGGCCTTACCTCTAGTGCCCTTGATACTGGTATCGCTAGTGGTACCTTGGCCGCTGATAGACAATTGGCTAGAAGAGGTTATGATAGCTTTAGTGCAGCTAACCTTGGCCTGTCTACTCTCGGTCTCGATGATACATCGGGTACTGTCGGACAACCAACCAAAAACAGTGGTGGTCCTGGGCTTCCCTCCGCGACTATGGGAGGTAGGATCGCATCCTTCCCTGTTGCAGCGACTATCCTCGGATATTCTGTAAGTGCGGGTGAAGCTCTTACCTCTACTGGTATCCCAGAGCTGAACATGCACATTGATCAGCAGCCTGTTATTGCGCGGACGCGCAAGATGAGAGCCCTTTGGACTCTTGAGGCTTCGCAGGATCTTCGTGCATACCACAACCTTGATCTTGAAGGTGAGTTAACAAGCCTTCTGTCGAAGGAGATAGCTCTTGAGATTGATCGAGAGATCGTTGAGGATCTTCGTATGATTGCGTATGATCCTAATGGTATCTCTGGTTGGACTGCTGGTACTCTTACTGGCGGTGGCAACTCCAATAATTTCAAGAATCAGGGAAACACGCATCCCGCCACTAATGCTACAACGGGAACAGGTAGCTTTGTTCCTTCTGCATTCTTGTATGATTTTGCTAATGCAGGTACGGAAAACGGCACTGGTCCTGATCAAGGTACTAACTCTAATGTGTGGCTCGTCGATCTCGCTAGAACTGACAATCAGTTCGGTGCGGCACCACAGCATATCGGCCATGTCTACGCCAACCTGCTTGCAATTATTAACTTTGCTTCGCAGGACATCTACAGAACCACCTTCCGTGGTCCTGGTAACTGGCTTGTTACCTCACCTTTGATTGCTTCTATGCTGGAATCGGCAGCGAAGCTTGAAGGCGGTATCACACCTAATGATGGTCCTACTAACCTTGGTCGTAATCAGATTGCTTACAAGGGTAAGTTCATGGGTCGTTATGACCTGTGGGTTGATCCGATGTATCCTGAGGACGAAATTATGGTTGGTTATAAGGGTGACAACGCCATGGATACTGGTTATGTGTACGCTCCGTACATCCCACTCCAGGCGATGCCAACTATCACTGATCCGCAGGACTTCCAGCCCAGAAAGGGCATCATCACTCGCTACGGTAAAGCAGCAGTGGGTCCTTACTACAGATTCTACAGAATCATTCGAGTGATTGGAGCAGGTGCTAATTATCTGTTCAATCCGTTCGGCAAGGGCGGCGGCTCTGCTGTTCTGAATGATACTATATCTGGTTAGTTTAGGATAGATTTTTGAGAGGGATCTGAGAATTTTCTCAGGTCCCTCTTATTTTTTGGGTATATAACTTTAGAGGTTTATTATGGCACAAGCACAACCCCCAGTAGCAAAACCACAACTGTCTACATTTGGCAATACTCTTGTAGATTCTGTTGGCGCACATATAGATCAAGGTATAGTTCTTACTAGTATTGATAGAAATAAGCTTAACACAGGAACAGATAGCTCTACAGAAGAATATACCCCTTTTGAGCAAACTCTTGCTGATTACGCTTTAGCCCAGTTAGGACATCCCGTAGTTAGGGTAGAGCTGTCCCCTTTCCAAATACGCACTTGTATGGATGAAGCTATTAGTAAGCTTAGTTACCATGCTCCTCTGTGGATGAAACAGGTGGCCGTATTTGATGCGTCAGCAGGGACAAATTTATATGAACTTCCTTCCTACATGCTTGACAATCTGGAATATGTGGTGTATAAGAAGACACTTCTTTCCATACAGTCTCAAGCAGGAACTCTAGAATTTGACTTTTTCATTAAGTACTTTCAAGATAATTTCTTATTTCAAAATTTTGGTGTAGCAGATTTCTATCTACTTCAACAGAATCTAGAGATGACTAGAAAGTTACTGGGGCAAGAGGGAACTTTCAATGTTATAGATGGTAAGTATTTATTGCTTTCTCCTGCTCCTTCGACAACACCCCAGCAAGTGGTAGTAGAGTATAGAGCTATTAATTCTAATACTATACACCCAGCGTATAGGAATTGGATGCAGCGGTACACTCTAGCTTCCTGCAAGGGAATTTTAGGTCAAATTAGAGGTAAGTACGCTGTACTTCCTTCTCCTGGTGGCGGTTCTCAACTAAATGGGGATGCTCTTCTGGCCCAAAGTAGAGAAGAAAAACAAATTCTAATGGAAGAGTTGGTAGGTGAGATTGAAATGCCTCCCGCATTCACAGCATTCTAATGAGTAATAATAAGAGATTTAAAGTTGGAATAGATATGCCTCCTCTACCTTCAATAGAAGGTGAGACGGAGTTAAGTCTATTTGACCCAAACAACCCTGATTTAGGGTTGCTTAATCTTATTGATGAAGAGCAAATAAGGTTATCAGGATCTAAGATACTATTCTATAAGTATTTTCAAAGTAAAGGTACAGTAGATTCCATTTACATGGAGGAGAGACTTAAAACCTTGCACTCAGAACCCATCATGGTGTTTGGGCATTATAGTCCTACTGCTGTGGAAGAGAATCTTACTCAATTTGGGATTGAATTAACCAACGATCAGCTATTTATATTTAATAAAAGTAGTATAGAGACTGTTATCGGACGAACTCCTATTCCTCATGATGTATTACAGCCTAAATTTCAAAATATAAAGTATGAGATTATAGAGGTTCAGGAAGAAAGTTTTGAGATTTATGGTGTGTACCATTTGGTATGTTCGGCTAGAGTCCTCAGAGACAGCGAAGATGTTGTCAAGGAGCCCATTACGGCCAGATCGGAAGGAGTCTCTGTTAGAGAGGTAGACCCCAGAGTAGCAGAGAGTCCTTTGGCTGATATGCAAGATATAACTAACCCGTATGGAGATGTGTAATGAGTTACGATTCTCAAAATTGGGCTAAGAAGTTGATGAATGAAAAAGTAAGTACACATCAACTCATAGCGAAGACTTACAAAGAAAATCTCCGCTTCATGTTGGGTACTTTTTCTGGGTTTAAGACTATAAACCCTCAAAATGAGGTCATTGATGTTCCATGTATAAATGCTACGGCTGAGAGAGCGGTAGCAAAAATGTTCCAAGACAATAATATAATTCTTCCTATTGTTACCGTAGCACAGACAGTTTCTGTGGAAGACGAAAGAAGAAGAAGAACAAAAGATATTATATTAAATGAAACTCACTGGGACTCTGACAGGAAAAGAGCTTATAGAGTTATTAGTTTAGCCCCAAAAGCTTTAAATATATCCTATGAACTTAATATATGGACCAAATATACAGAAGATATGGATCAAATTTTAGAGCA